TCGCAAATCTCCACGAGCCAATCGGTTAAACTTCTCAGCCATAATTCTATGGTGGCGTCCGTTTATAAACTCAGGCCAAACCAACTTGCAAAAAACCATGAAATCCTCACGGGACTTCTCGCTCAACTCAATCTCTCTCGCTCGGTCCAATAACGTCGCAAACTTCTTCAAATGCTCTTCAGGAACGTTCAAAAGGTCAAGGGTCATAATTTTTTAATACATCGAAAATTTTCAAAGGGCAATGAACCTATAATCAATATACACCATTAGGGGGGTCAGGGTAAGGGATCATGTTGAAATTTTTTTGAATCTCGAAGATTTATCCAAAACTTGGTTACAGACGAGCCTGTAACCTAGACGCCGTCTCACAGGGGGGTGGTGGGGGGTAGGGGACGGGATGTGGGTGGAGAATGGGCTAGGGGGACCCGACCCCCTAGCCCTGACTTGTGGCTAGCTAGCCTGTGGCTGAACCACTAGCTTGACATAACCTGTACCCCAAGTGGCTGAGCTTGGTGAGTAACCACCATTGAGCATGGCTAGCAAGCAAATAGGTGACTTGTAGCTATGGCCGAGTGGCTTGGCACTGGTAAGGATAGCGTGCATGCTGTTGTTACCCTTTACGCCGTAGAGTAGGGCGTTTTGGATAGTTTGGCGAACACCGCCTGACTTACCATTATAACCGAATGGCACTGGCTGAGCTGTGTTGAGCTTAACATTGTTAAGCGGTACAACCTGCACATTTTGAGGCTGACCCTTTGCGTGTGTATTGATAAACGCCCAAATACAAGCATATGTGATTGGCTTGCCTGTATTTTGTAGCGTTGCGACTTTGGCCTTTTGAGCAGTGGCTGAAACTGGCTTTTTAGAATTTTGCATTTTAAACCCCTTTACTGGTTGATGCGTTAATGTAACCTTGTGGCTACCCTTATATTAATATAGTAAAAAATAATCAAAGTAAACCCTTTTTTTAACTTTTTTTAACTTTTTTTAAGTTTAGCCCAAAGTGTTGTATTTATGACACATCCTCCGCTTCGCGGATCAACTCACCCAAAAAAGAGTGAGACAGCCCAAGATCACGATGATCACGATCAATATCCACATTAGAAGACCACCAGGATCACATAGATATAGAACATTAATAGTAGTGCAGATGCGACAGTTAATAATGCGGTTCGTATTGTACCTCTCATAATTTTCTCACTTTCATTTGTTAATGTTACTTACATTAATTAGTGTAAACGTAAAGTTTGCCGCGACTACAAAAAAAGCACCGACTAGATTTTTTAAGATAGAGATTTGTTGATGAAATGATATATAGCAAGAAGGAGATTTTTTGAAGTAATAACCGACCAGTGGTTTCTTTTCCTCCAGAATGGGAAAATCCTCTTTTTTCCTCAAGGATGGGACGCCAAAAAAAGCTAGAGGTCTTAGACCTCTAGCCGATTGTTATTAGCCATTTTTGATGGTATTACCATGCCTGTCAGTAGTATACCGTCCAACCACACGCTGAGTGGGATACTGCAAGTAGTCATCAATCATTTTTTTAGCAGTATCACCCTGATATTCAGGCTTATCGTTATCTATTAAGCCCTGCTCATCTAAAGTTTTTGCTAAACGCTTCATCCCCTCGTGCAAAGCTTTTACCCTCCAAAAAACATACTCCCTATCTTCGTGTAATGAATCTGCATTAAACAAACTATTTATTGTAAATGTGGAATCAGCTAATTGCACTAACTGACGGGAGAGTGAATCTTTTAATTTGTCTTTGTCCATGATGTACTCCTTTACTAATAATCATTGGTACAATTACTGTACCATAGCCCAACATCAGCGTACATAAAAAAAGCACCGACTGGATTTATTAAGATAGATAAAACTTGGAAATCCTCTTTTATCCTCTAACGATCTTAAAAGATCTAGAGATGATTTTTGATGATTATACCATGATGGTATAATCACTTTCCTCCAGAATGGGAGAATCCTCTTTCTTCCTCTAGAATGGGAGTCAAAGAAAAGGGGACCGAAGTCCCCTCAGCTTTTTAAGTTTGAGCTTGGACGACCAACTTAACGTATGGAGTCATCCAGTATTTGCTAGATGGGGAGTACCCACCATGCAAGAGAGCGTGGAGACATACTGGTTTTTTGCGTGAGTGACCGAGAGGAGCGGCTTTATTGAGAACCGCTTTTAGTGTCCTATCACCCTCAACACCACGGAGCATCCAGTCTTGAATTTTTTGACGAACACCACCTGATTTGCCACCATACCCAAAAGGTACTGGCGAGTCAGACTTCAGGTCAACATTGTCAAGAGGCACGATTTTCACGTTGGCCTCATTGCCACCTGCTTTAGTCTGGACAAATGCCCAGATCTCGTCATAAGTGAGTTCCTGATCTTTTACCACCAACTCAACAGTCTTGATAACTGCCTTATTATTAATAGTGGGTTTTTTAACGACTTTAGTCATGATAGCTCCTTTCTACGAGCTTGTCCCTAAACACCATTGTTTAAGGTAAGTATAGAGTAGCACAGCTAGCTAGCGTCTGCAAGTCTTTGTTTATCTTATGTTATCTTTCTTTTTCTGGTAAATCCTCTTTTATCCTCTAGTCCTACGATCTTTTAAGATCTTTTTTGATCTATAAATCAATCGTCATCAATCATCGTCAATGGATCTTCGTTCGTCATCCCTCCTCCTCCATACCTTTATCATCGTCTTTCTTCCTCTAGGATGGGAGATAATTAGAGATCTTCCTCCTTGGGATGGGACGATTTTGATGATAGAATATGATTGATGAGACCCGTCCAATCATACGGAGTCGGGGAACTCCAGTCAGGGGTCAATGGATCCTTGCTCTCGGCTAGTTCAATCGCCTTTTCTCCTCCATATATATTTAGGGTCGAAGAAGAAGGATGATGAACCAAGTTCCAGACTGAGCCTTTATTCATAGAATATCTTATTTGCCACGAGATTTGATGTGGACGTAGAGTAATTGATTTTAGTGACTTTAACCTGTGGACTTTGAGTTCTAACCAAAAAGGATGACCATTGATGATACCATGTAAGTCGGGAACTCCAGGACTTGCCCATGATTCTAGACGTGTCCAAAACACGCCTAGATCTTTTGTTCCATCACGGAGTTTATACCATAATTGTGTCTCAGGTTTAACTGGCATAATAATCTAAAAACTCATGGACTGTACCATTAAATACAGGCATATGATCTACGCCATGCTTACGTGTGACAAAGGTTATCACGTCAATACACAAATGCCCTGATGCGTTATTGCAAACTCTATATTGGTAATCTAAATCTCCAATGTTATGTGGTAGGTTTACAAGCCTGACACCACCCCCTCTTGTGAATCTAGGCTTTACAGTGGCAACAAACCCACTCGCAAACTCGTCAGCCTCCCATCTGCAACAGTAAGTATTACCAGTCACACTTAGATCAGTCCAAGTGTTCTCACTATTTAATGTGTTTTCTAGATACTCAGCCGCTCCTCTTGGATATCCGTCATAATGCACATAAACGCCGTGAGCTTCTTTTGAGTCAATGTGTTGCTTAAAAATAAATAGACTTCTAGTTCCCATTTTTAAAATCCTTTCTACGATTTTTTACCTTATACTATATAGTAGCATGGGCAAGCATCTAGGACTAGCATAAGACAACAGATGCTCACTCTTTTGTTATCCCATAATGTAAAGCTGAGGACCATAATCTGAGACTGATACGACAGCTAGTTTTTTACGAGTGTTTGGTACTACATAAAACTCAATCTTCAACTCTTCACCATACATATCATCAAGCACAGGTATATAATATTGACAAGAAGCAGTCAAGTCTTTTATTAAGTTTTTAGAATCAACAATCACATCTATCATTTTTTCAATGTCCTCATTAACATTTGTGTTTTGATAAAAGTGTACAGGAGCTTTGACGTTAGGAGAGATTTGTTGCCTAATAACAGAATCTAAAAACGCAAAACATGTCCTGTGAATTTTGCTTTGGTTACGATTATCACTGTATGCGTACTGTGACCAACCTGTCCAAGACTCCCAACCCTTTAAATTAAAATCTAGCATTTGCAATCCTTTCTACGATTTGTGTTGCTATATATTATAATAGCACAGCTTGCACTCATTTAGGGTCTTTTTTGGTCCCCTCATGCTCTTTTATTTGATCATCATGCTCTATCACCAAGTTACTTTCTGTGACAGCGGCGAGTGCAGGAAACTCTTTTTGTAGCTTTTCAATTTCTTTCAGCACTTGATCTCTATCCATTTGATCAATCCTTCCATGCAGGATTTCTTTACGATCTATGTAAATCCCTGCCGCTTGACCTCTAGATTTTTCAGCCGCGACTGCGGCAGGATAATTCCCATTTTGCATTGCCATGTCACGAATCTCTGCAAGTTTTTTGACATGCCCTTCAAATGTCACCTCGTACTTTTTTGCCAACTCTCCTTTTAATTCCCTGATGCGTTCTACGACTTGAGGGTAGCGTTGCCCATTGAGTAATTGTGAGGCAATGGCATGGGCAGATTTCACAGAATATCCTGCACGGACTGCCGCCTCGGTCTGGCTGATGTCTTCACAGACATAGATTCGGGCAAAATCTTCTTGTTTCGGGGTGATTCCTTTTTCTACACGAGGATTTGCGACTATGTCAATTGTGGGTTTGTGAGTAGCTTTTGCTAGAGCCATATTTTATTTTCCTTCCTCTACGATGGGGCTACTTTACTAAATAGGACCAAAAAAGAAAAGTAGCTATTTTAAAATAGCCCTCATTTAAACTCGCGCGGACACGAAAGTACTGATTCATTTGGATCAAGATATCGGAGTCAGAGAGTCATAATCCATGCTAAGTCATTGAATATATGTGTATAGTGAGATATTGTATATTGGAGAAAGTGTAAAAACAAAAAGAGTCCTATCCATCTTTTACCCCTATATAGCAAACTAGCTCAAATATACAAAAACCCCCTGACATGGGAGACCGATCAGGGGGCTTGAGGTGGGAGGTCAGTTGTTTGGATACTTTACTTATACCAGAAAAAGATTTTTGACACAAGGGCTTTTATCAAAGATTTTTTAGGTTCGGGTTTTTTGTCGGTGATGCCCCATACACTGCGACTTGCCCCTGTGATAAAGGTAAAGAAGTCATCTTCCGATTGAGGGGCTTTGGATGGAGATGGGTTCACTTTGCTAACAAAGTTCGGCGATTTTTTTAATCGGGGGACCATTCGGTACATGATGTAGTCGTATTGATTTTTTGTTATCCCATGAAATTCTTGTATTTGCTTTCCTGTCAATCCTTTTTCTTTATCGGAGACTAATCTAGCAATGAACTCATCACTTGGGGGGATTTTATCAGTCATATCTGCTACTCCTCTTTTATTTAATCCATGCTAACCCAACAATGATAAAAATGATACCCACGAAAACAGAGGCATAGAAAAAGATTTCTAGCCAAATCACTTATAAACCTGATTTCTTATGAAAAACATTTTAGAAGTCTGTGGATTCCAGAGCTTATTCTCTTTGTAAATTGCTTTTACCTCATCTGATTTATGTGCTTCATACAAACAATCTGAGCATAACTTGACATATTTTTTATCTTCTGGCCAGTCCTCTGCTACGGCTCGCACCCAATGCACTTGAGCAGGTAAGCTCCTGTGCATCTTTACACCATACTGAGGTTCCCCTAATTGCTGACACATACCACAATAATCGTCTACCTCTTCCTCTAAATAAAAAGTTAAATTTGTCT